CCCCCCCCATATTATTCTGCCGTAGGCTTTTTTTTCCGCAGATACTAAATAACATTATTATTTAGCGTAAATCATGGCGAACCAATACTCCATAACCGTGAGCAATAGTGCTGATGCTGTGCTAAAAGATCTAAAACAAAGAGGGATGAAGATGTCACAGTGCATCGATGCTGCAATTGTTACCTTGGGTGCCGACGCCTTGGTTAAATTGGTGACAACTCAGAAGCTAATTACCTCGATGATGGAGGATGACGAATGAAATTCTACATCTACGACGTTCAGAAAGGCAAAGGATACTGGCGTCCTGACTGCAAAGGGTACACCCATGATGAAAAAGAGGCTGGATTGTATGAGGCTGCAGAACTTCCAACACATGCAGCAGACTGTTGGATTGCAATACCTCAATTTATTCCGTATCACTCAAGCGACGGCAAAGGCTATCCAAACTTTCGAGTAGTTGAAGATTTAAAGAGGGCGATGAACAATGAATGATCCAGAAGTAATGGAACGGATCATGGAAGCTCTCGAGAAGATTGCATATTACATTGAGATAGCGGTGGGGAGACAATGAAGGACGATCAGTTACCAGATTGTTACGTACAAGCCAACGACAATCATTACGTATGCTACGTGATGGAATACAATGACCATGAACACATGGACATCGAGGAACGTATTCTTGGAGAGATACTTGAGATTACACGTCGATGTCGCATATGCGGAGAATGCGACGTGTACTATCCTGTTTAGAACCAGTAATTACGATTCGATCGTACGCGGTAAAAGTTGAATGGATTGGGCCGGTTGGATCCGATGTTTTGGAGCTGAGACATATCGTCATCGTTCTGATCTACCTGTTGATCTTGCGATCCATTTCCATATCCCCACATAGATCTTGTAGATGTAAGAAGATAATTCCTTGAATTACTTTCATACTTATTTTTACGATCCGTTTTTCTTTGGTCGCGGAAATATTCAATGTAATCGTTTTCTATCTTTGAACGATCATAGTACCGTTCGCGGTAATCATCTCGGAAGTCCGGAGGATAGATATCATCCCGATCATAGGAATAATCTACCATCAATTCACCAACTGTTGCAGTTCATAGGAACGCTTGAGTCGCATAATGTAAGGTAGTTCATCTTCATTGAATACACGTCCACTTAGGCCAATTCTACAAGCAGGGAAGTTTAGAGTCTCTCCTGTTTCGTATGCTGCTACACTTGTGGTTTTAACGACCTTGTAACAATACAGCTTCGAGGCTGCTGTAGGTTCTTTGGATCCGAATCCACCATCACTGATTAGCTGCATATATCCCGGTAAACCAAGAGTTGTGTTTTGTACGTGCAAAGAGTAACGACCGTAGATGATCTGCATAAAGTCTTGAGACGTGGAGAGCATACCGGGAACAGTTGTTCCCATATCTGCGATCAACTGTAACAACTGATCTGAATCAAATGGAACATCCGTGATCATCTCAATGATCTCAATCTTTGTTGCATTACCTGCAGCTTCGCCAGTTGCATTGGTGTTTGAATAGATCCCCGGATCTTGGTACATTGTGTCAAATGTTGCAAAGGTCATATCTTCCATTGCATATCCTGAGAGATCAATAGATCCAGTGTAGAATACTGAATCGGATCCTAAGAATTGATACCCATTTTGTGCTACCCAATTACCAGCTGCATCTCGAGTTGAAGAATATGGTGGGAACATTGCAGTAAGTATCTCGTTTCGATCTTTCATGTTATCACTTCATTTTCTTTGCTTTCGCATGTGCAGCTGATTGAGCATTCTTGAAACCGTTCTTTTTCCATCCACCTGACTTCTTCTTGTATTTCGGTGCAACTTGCTTGAACGCCTTGCCATACTTCTTACTGTACGCGGATGCTTTACGAACAGTCTTTCGTTCAGCCTTAGCAACTGTTTTGATCCCTGCGCTATTTGTAGCTACAGCAACTTCAGTAAGTTGGTCAAACGGTTTGGGTAGAATCTTCTTCATCTGTCGAATAAGTTCCACATTAGCCAAAGCCATAGACTCCGCAGCATCAATTGCCGCAATAGCCTGTTCTTCCGCTTTACCCATCGGATCGCCTCAGTTATCGGAGGCGGTTGATTGTATGGCGATTGCAATCCAATCCTGCTTAGCAAGTTTAACCGCTCTGCAGCGAATACGGACAGTGCAAGAGAGAGCGACAGCAGCAGAAGGAGCGAGTGAATCAAAACCACCTACCAAATATAGTGAATCATTGACTACCATGAAGTGTTCGCTGAGATCCGACTTACCGAAGTTGTCGGGATACAGATCACTGCTCATGGTTGTTACGTTGTTGTTAAAATCGATGTTCATAGCGCCGGAAGCGATAAGGGAATGATCGTCAGCACGTACAAATGCTGTATTTGGATTAAGATCAGTCAATTGCAAAGCCAGTGAAGCATTGTCAGTAACCATCGATGAAGCGAGAGTGAAGTAAGTGTCGCCACCTTGCCAAATAAAGTCCACTTGGTCGATCGCGATCGCGATGCCGCCAACGACATCAACGTACGCTCCAAGATCAATTGAGGCTTGGATTCTTGTTCCACCTGCACTTGCTGCGGGTAGTGTCACTGTTTCGGTAAGGTAAAAGGAGCCTGTTTTTGCGGTCGCCATGTACCCTTCTAAGCATCGACGGTGTATAAAGTAAACCGAACATGTTCGTACCCCCTGCAATCTGCAGCCCATCTTTGCGAGCGAAGCGAGTTAATCGGACAAACCGCCCGTCCCCGGCCACCACCCCTATTGAAATGCCCCCCCCATATTATTCTGCCGTAGGCTTTTTTTTCCGCAGATACTAAAT